CTCCTCCGATCCGGGCCGCCGCCAGGTAGGCCCCGGGCACCCGGAGCGCGGATGCGGTCGCAGTGGCCCGGGCTCGGCTCGAGCGCGACGGGTCCATCGAGGCCGCCGCCGACCTCCTCGACGACAGCCTCTTCTCCTGACCCGAGCCGTCCGTTCGCCTGAGGGGCGCCGGCGGATCATCCCCGTGAGGATACTATGACCCAGGTTGCGGGCACCCTCGATACCTACGTCCAGAAGGGCCAGCGCGAGGACCTCCAGGACGCGATCTACAACATCTCCAAGGCCGACACCCCGTTCATCTCGAACATCGAGCGGGGCAAGGCCAAGGCGGTGAAGCACGAGTGGCAGACCGACGCCCTGGCGCCGGCCGACACGACCAACGCGCAGCTGGAAGGCGACGAGTTCACCTACACCCAGCGCGCCGGCACCGTCCGGGTCGGCAACGTCTGCCAGATCAGCCGCAAGCCGATCATCGTCTCCGGCACCGCCGAGGCCGTCGATAAGGCCGGCCGCAAGTCCGAGGTGAAGTACCAGAGCCTGAAGGCCGGCAAGGAGCTGAAGAAGGACGAGGAGGCCATCCTCCTGTCCCCGCAGGCCTCGAATGCCGGTGGCTCGACCTCGAACGGCGGCGCCAACACCCCGCGCAAGCTCGGCGGCTTCCCGTCCTGGCTCGTGACCAACGTCTCCCGCGGCGCCGGCGGCGCCAACGGCGGCTTCAATCAGGGCACCGGGCAGGTCGTCGCTCCGACCGCCGGCACGGCACGCGCCTGGACCGAGGGTATGGTCAAGGACGTGCAGCAGTCCTGCTACTCGGCCGGCGGCAACCCGTCGATGCTGATGATGCCGGTGGCCTACAAGCGCCAGTTCTCCGCGTTCCCGGGCATCGCCCAGCAGCGCCGTGACACCGGCGACAAGGCCGCGACCGTCATCGCCGCCGCGGACATCTACGTCGGCGACTTCGGTCGGCTCTCCGCCGTCCCGAACCGCCAGTTCGTGGCCAACCGCGTGCTGATGATCGACCCGAGCATGGTGAAGCTCGCGTGGCTGCGTCCGATGCAGGTCGTGAAGCCGGCCCAGACCGGCGACGCGACCAAGCGGATGCTGCTGACCGAATACACCCTGGAGGTCTCGAACGAGGCCGCCCACGGCACCATCGAAGATCTCTCCTGATCTTCGGCTGACAGCCTGACACGACCCTAAGCGGGGCGCCCTCATCGGCGCCCCGTTCGCGTTTCCGACCCCCTCGAACCCGGAGGCCAGCGTGGCCGATACCTCCAACCCGAGCCCGGCCAAGCCGGCCGCCAAGCCCGAGACCGACGCCGTCCCGACCGTCACCGTCGTGATGGATCGCGATTACTGGCCGAAGGGTGCACGTCCGGCGGATCTGCCCGAAGACCAGGAATACCGCGTCCGCGCCGGCGAGAGCGCCGAGCTGGCCGTCGACGAGGCCATGGACGTCGTCGAGGCCGGCATCGGCCGCCGCGACCGCGCGAAGGCCGCCTGATGCAGTCCGCCGCGACCTCCGCCGTCGTGGTGGAATCCGATCTCGTGTTCGATGGGGACTGGTGCCTCATCGACCACGACCCGATCACCGGCAAGCAGGTCTGGGCGCTCGACGAGGGCGGCAAGATGCGCATCCGCGAGGTGATGCCGGTCGACGACATCCTCGCCGAGAACGCCGCGCTCCAGGTCGAGAGCCTGAACCGGCCCTACGGCGACATGGCGCTCGTCGCGCGGGTCCCGATGCACATCTGGTCGAACCGTCTCGCCCAGGCGATCGTGCAGCGGGACGACGCCTACCTGACCCGGTGGCTGAACGACGGGGATCACGCCCGCTTCCGCACCCGCATGGGCCGGATCTGATCCGATGGCCGGCTTCGACGATCTCGACGACCTCACCGGCACGCTGGAGGACTACCTCGAGCGCGCCGATCTGCGCTCGCGGATCCCGACCTTCATCCGCTTGGCCGAGGTGCGCCTCGACCGGCGGCTGAACCTTGCGGACAACGAGACCACTCTGGCGCTGCCGCTCGTCGACGGCGCCTCGCCGCTGCCGAGCGACTTCCGGTCATGGCGCTCGGTGAGCGGACCGTGCGGTGAGGTGCTGGATTACGTCCCGCCGCACGCCTTCGCCTCGGCCAGCCGCGAGCCGGCTTGGTACGGCGGTCGGCACGGCGGTCGGCACGGCGTCGCGGCGGGCACCTTCACCATCCTCGGCTCGATACCACTGGAAGACATCGTCGACAGCACCGACCCGTGGCTGTTCGGCCTCGACAACCCGTTCATCCGGGTCGCCCCGCAGTTCGGTTCGGTGGTGCTGGTCTACCGCCAGGGCATCCCGCCCCTGTCGGATGCCTTCCCGTCGAACTGGCTGCTGGCGAAGCACCCGGATCTCTACCTCTACGCCGCCCTGCTGGAGGCCGAGCCGTTCCTGCGCCGGGACGCTCGGATCGCCACGTGGCGCGCCCTGCTGGAGGCGGGGCTGGCCGACCTGACCGCGCTTGATCGTGACGCACGCTGGGGTCGCTCCCGCATGCGCACCGTCGAGCCCACGCCCTGAGGCAGCCATGGCCGACCCGATCACCGATTACCCGAGCCTGTCGGCCGCGTTCGAGAACTACCTCGCGCGGACCGACCTGACCGAGTTCCTGCCCTACTTCGTGCGCGTCACGGAGGCCTGGCTGAACCGGCAGCTGCGCACCCGGGAGATGATGGCGACGGCCCCGCTCGCGGCGGCCGCGCCGGGCTACACCATCCCGGACGACTATCTGGAATGGATCGCGGCGCAGTGGACCTCGGCCGACGCGAAGCGGGTGCAGATGCTCCGCTACGTCGAGCCGGACAGCCCGGAGTTCCGGCACCGGTACCGGCCCGGCGGCGACCCGCAATACTTCTCTGTGCTGGGCGACCAGGTGCAGACGCGCTCGCTCCTGCCCGGCGCGGTGAGCCTGACCTACTACCGGCAGATCCCGCCGCTCTCGACCGACAAGCCGACGAACTGGCTCCTGACCAAGGCCCCGGAGCTGTACCTCTACGGGGTCATGGCTGAGGCCTACCGGTTCCAGAAGGATGAGGCGCGGAACCAGAAGTGGCTCGCGGACGGCATGGCGTTCCTGAATGCCCTGATGGGCCAGGGCGACTCGCAGAAGACCGGCGGCCGCCCGCGTCGCACGGCCGAGGACCAGGCCGAAGCCACCGCCCGCGACACGCCGAACTGATCCGTGACCGACTCCATCAAGCTGGCGCCGTTCGCGCCCGATACCGCCTCGGTCGACGCAGGGGTCTCCGCGGTCGCGACCAACGTGGTGCCCCGCTCGGACGGCTACGGCCCGGTCCTGGCGCCGGTGCCGCTCTCGCTGGCTCTGCCGGCGGAGTGCCGCGGCGCGATCGCGGTGTTCTCCCCGACCTACAATTTTCCGATCTACGTCGCCGGGACGAACACTGGCCTCTACGTCTACCGGACCACGGACAAGGCGTGGCTGCCGGTGACCAACACGGCGCGCTCCTACAGCGTGCCGCCGGGCGATTACTGGTCGTTCGTGGTCTACGGCACCCTGCTGCTCGCCTGCTCGGCCGGCACCCCGGTGCAGAAGGTCGTGATCGACCAGGTGCAGGCCGGCAAGGCGTTCGAGGATCTGGGCGGCAACCCGCCCCGGGCCCGGCACATGGGCGTGGTCGGCGATTTCCTCGTGTTGGCAGGCTTGCCCGACACGCCACAGACGGTGCGCTGGTCGAACAGCGGCAACATCGAGCAGTGGCCGCTTGGCCAGCTCGACCAGGAGGGTGATGAGCAGCAGCTCCCCGACGGCGGCGCCGTGACCGGCTTCGCGGGCGGCGAGTATGGCGTGATCTTCCAGGAGCGGGCGATCCGGCGCATGACGCTGAGCCCGAGTTCCGGGACCGTGTTCGACTGCTCCGTGCTGGAGGAAAACCGCGGTGCCGTGGCGCCCTGGTGCATCGCCAAGGTCGGCCCGCGCATCTTCTTCCTCGACCGTGACGGGTTCTACGCCCTGGTGATCGGCGGCGGCCCGTCCACGCCGATCGGCGCGGAGCGGGTGAACCGCTTCTTCGCCGGTCGCGTCGATCCGGAGCGTGTCGGCATGACGGTGGCGTTCCGGGACCCGACCGGCGAGCGGATCCTGTTCGCCTACCGGCTCGCCGGCACCGACGCGGCCGACCCGTCCCTGCTGGGCGAGGCGCTGCTGTACGACTGGCTCCTCGACCGCTGGTCGTTCCTGAACACCCCGATCCGCTTCGGCATGTCGGCGGCCACGCCCGATGTCTCGATTGACAGCATCGAGGGCTCGATCGACGACCCGGCCCAGCCCTCGCTCGACGATCCGATGTACCAGGGCGGCGCGACGCTGCTCGCGGTGATGACGACCGACAACCGGCTGGCCGTGCTCGACGGGGCGCCGCTGGAGGCGGTGGTGCAGACCCCCGACGCCATGCGGGGCGATGCGCAGCAGCATCAGTGCACCGTGCGCGACAGCGGGAAGACGTAGACGACCGGGCGACGGCGCGGGCGCAGGGC